ATATCGCAAGGTAGTAGTCAAGGTGAAATTTTGAATGTATTGGGTCCATTGGCTACAATAGATAGCGATTATAAAAAATTATTAGTTGATAGAGAAGATGCAGCAATAGGAAGTGCTAAACAAAATCAACTAAAAAATGGTCATAAGGATATAAATGGCAGTAATACAAGCAAAAACTAGAGCAGAATTAAGGCAGTCAATAGGCTATTCTTTAGGTGCTTGTACTGTAGGAACTGCTAGTGCAAATACAGACACAATTACTTTAAAAGACACAATAAATCTTTTTGGTGGTGACGATGAATATAATGGTTCATGGATTGTAGTTACAGATGCTACAGACAATACTGTAAATATAAGAAGAATAACTGACTATACTGCTAGCACCAATTTAATCACAATATCACCTGCACTTAGTTTTAATGTTGCCTCTGGAGATAGTTACGAAATATATGACAACGATTTACCACCTGCAAGAATACATGATTTTATAAATAGGTCTATATCTAGCATTACTAGAAAAGGTGCCCCAGCCATGACAGATTTTACTCTCCATTCATCAAGAGAAGTATATAGTTATGCCCTACCAAGTGATTTAATTGGGCTTCAAAAAGTTGAATATAGAAATAAGTATTTTGGGAAATCATTACTTACTTGTGATTCTGCATTCGATGAAAATGTGACAGGTGTTACAAGTGTAGTAGTTGACGAAGAAGACCACAGAGAGGGTGTTGGTGCAAATAAAATGGTTATACCGTCAGGCACTAGCACAAACGCAATTCTTATATCAGACTCAATTAGTTCAACAGATATATCCGGCTACACACATATAGAGTTTTGGATTAAAACTAATGTAGCACTAACAGCAGGACAATTTGCAGTAAGAGTATCTGCAGTTGCAAACAATGCAACAAGTGGTGTTTATGAAGACGTATCTGTACCTGCAACATCTGTAGATACTTGGACACACCATAGAGTAGCCTTTAGTAGTGCAGAAAACCTGACAGCAATTATATCAGTCGGTCTTATACAAGTAGCAGACATTGGAGCAGCAACAGTATCTATAGATGATATAAAAGTATCAAGGGATTATGGTGCATCATACGAAGAAATACACAGGAATTTTTACACAATAGACAGAGCAAACAGAAGATTAGTGTTTGATGAAAATGCTAGAGCATTTATCAATAATTCGCTTATTAAATTAACAGGAGTTAAAAAGCCAACACTATTGACTGCTGATTCTACTTCATGTGATGTTGAGCCAGAGTATATAATACAAAAAGCAACAGCAATGGCTTTACTTGCTAGGTCTGACAGGTCTTCTGAAAGAAGAGAGGCTGCTCAACTAGATAGTGAAAGAATGAATCTATTAGCAGAACAGACATTAGCAAAAAGCCAAACTCCTCAAAGGTGCGTTTGGATTGATTAATGGCAGCAAAAGTAGTAGAAGAAAATGAAATAATCCTAAATGGGGTTTACTATAGAGTATCAAACCCTGTAAGAAGATTTATTACTAGCCAATTTCCCGGCAAGATTACACTTGGCGATTATAACTTAGAGTCAAACCCTATTACATCAACATTTGTATCAAGCGACCACAGAGGGGGCATTGGTATAGAACGTATGGATGCCTCTAAGGATTTAGATAGAGTATGGTGGTCCACAGGGCAATTAAGGCATAAAGACCATTTCGTGTTACCAAAACTAGCAACTGCTAGTGGTTCTGACCCTAGCACTACCCTGACAGAGTTTTTAACATTTAAAGGTGTGTTGTATGCAGCAGGAGGAGGGTTTCTGCATAGATACAATCCAGATAACACTTGGACTACTATTGAAGTATCAGCAACCGAATCAATGCAATATGCTTCAGATGCTGAAGTTGGGATGGTAAATAGTGTCCCAACAGCAGTTTTTGCTAACAATAAAGGTATTTTTTACAGCACTAACGGTGAAACTTGGGCTTCAAATTCTACTCAAAGCACTCCATATATTGCCTTTTGGAAAGACCAGTTATATGCAATAAGTAGTGATGGTCAGTTGTATCGTTCATCAGATTTATCTGGTAGTTGGACTTTAGATGCAAAGTTAAAATTAGATGACGATGATGTTGTAGGTTTAATAGTTGCAAGAAATGCCAGTCAAGATAGAGTCTTATACGCTGTGACTAAACAAGGTTTATACGTTCACGATGATACTAATACAAGATTTGTTCAGACAGATTTTAAAATACCAAGGAGTAATAATAATGGTAAAGGTACTACAACTTGGAGAGGTAGTATTTATTATCCATCTAGTATGGGTATATATAAAATTAACGTGGGCTCTGATGCAACGATTGTAACAACAGTAGGTCTTGATTTAGATGATGGTGTTCCACAAACATACAGAGGTAAAATATTAAAACTCGTACCTACACATAATGAATTGTTGGTGGTAGTTAATGCACAAGAGCAAGACACCACGCCTTTGACTACTAAAACTCATGCTACTACAGGTAGTAGGTCAAGAATGAATACTTCTATAGGTGGTGGACTCGTAGGTTATTCTTATATTGCAGCATTTGATGACAGAGGTTATGAAATAAAACATATTACAGGTAGTAGTTCTGCAGGTATCACAGGTGCTTTTGTAGGCACAGACCAAGGTAATTATAGATTATGGGTCAATTATGATAGCGAGGCTTATTATATTAGTTTATCTACTGATGTAATTAATCCTAGCCAAATTGCTGACCAAGATTATGCAAGTGCAGCAACACTTGAAACACCATACTTTGATGCAGGTGTTATAGGACAAGACAAAGTAGCACTAGCAATTAGAGCAGAAACTAAAAATCCTACATCTAATGAAACAGTAACTATATCTTATGCTGTTAATTACAGTGATTCATTTACTGACCTTACAGCAATCACAAGCAGTGGAGAAACAGAATTTAAATTGCCAAACTCAACTACTCCGACAGGTGTAGAGTTTAGAAGTATTAAGTTAAAAGCAGCGTTAGCAAGAGGTGGAACGGCTACAAATACACCTGATTTAGTTAAGTTGGCTTTACTATTTAAAAAGACATTACCTGTTCAGTACGGTTTTGATGTGGTCCTAGACTTAACTAATAGTCACAAAGGCAAAACTATAAGAGATTTGCAATCAGCCGTAGAAACGGCGATTTCAACTAATACCCTTATGGAATTAACTTACCGTGATGACTCTGGTGGTACTAGAAATTACTATGTCACCGTGCTGAGTGCACAGGCTCTGGAGGAAACTGGGCTAAATGAGAGGGCACGTTTTAGATTAACGTTAAGTGAGGCTGTGTAGTGGTAACCCAGAGGCAGAGGAGAACAAGCAGTGGTAGGGTCCTAGAGCCTGTACCTCAGTGGTGGACATTAGAAGGAGGAAGTCAACCAGAATATTATGTATACAAAGCACTGCTTAGAACAGGTAGAAAATTAAATGTTGATTTTACTTATCAGTCAAAACAATTTGGTGGTAGACTAGAAAGAGGTGGTGCTGTTGCAGACTTTTTAATTGTAAATCCACCTATGGGAATTAATGTTCAAAGCAAATATTATCACGCAAGAACGACTAATCAACGAGCACATGATAGACTACAAAGAGAGCAATACGAGGCTAATGGCATCAAAATTGCTTATATTGACGAAGACGAAGCGTTTGAAAACGCTGACTATTATGTTAGAAGGGCGTTAAGTGGTTACACAAGTACGCCGATAGGAGACTAAATGGGAATAGAATTATCGGGATTTGCATACAATTCAGATGGGACAGCAATAGACAATGGCAGGACAGTTAAACTTTATGATAGGAATACTACTGCTAATCCTAGGGCTACAACTTCAACAAGTAGTGGTGCATGGAGTTTTAGTAATTCAGATGTCACTGTTAGCAGTGTTTACCAAATGGATGTTGAAATTACAGATGAAAGCAACGTAACTAGATATAAGTACGATGATGAAATCATGTTGAAAAGAGTTGATGTTAAAGACTTTGTATTAAGGTCTGGCTCATCAAATCAATATGTTGCAACTCTAGTTCCCGAAACATTAACAGCAGATGCAACAGTAACTATTCCAAACGAAACTGGTACTGTTCTTATTACAGATGGCAGTGGCAATGTTGGAGACCAAACTCAAACTCAAATACAAGAATTATTTATTAATGAAACATCAAATGCTAATCAAACAATTGGTTTAACTATAAATTCAGCAGGAAATCAAACTGCAAATATATCTTTAAAAGGAAGTAGTGTTGCTCACGGGCTTACTACATACGCAGAAACTGATACTTATGGATGGATAAGCCTTGCAGATACAAACGGTGGTATTGCTATACAAGGTGTTAATGACACAGAAGAAACAAATAGTTTGGATGCAGCAGTTAGGATTAGAGGTTATCAAAAAAGTAACGCTGATACTGCTTCAGATAACACTGCAGGGGCTCCAGTTGTAATAGAAGGCATAGAGCATGATGGTAGCAATAGTTTAACCAGTGCTTTAGGTGCAGATGAAAATGTTATAGTGTTTAAAAAAGGTGCAGGAACTGATACTACTACTCACATATTTAAAGGTGACGGAGATATATTTATGGATGGCTCAAACACTACTACTTATGATGATTATGATGACGTAGCCTTGCTTACTGCATGGAACGGTGTTGTAGCCTCAGAACCTAAATACCAGACTGAATTTAAAGATTGGGTTAATGAACATAAAGAAACTTTAGAAAAACATAATATAATTTCTGTTAGTGATAATGGTTTATTTCATTATTCTCTAAAAGGACTTAACTCTCTTATGGTAGGAGCAATTAGACAATTAGGTGATAAAGTAAATAAACTAGAGGAACAACTAGCACTTAAAGGAGCAGAATAGTGGCAGATTTAACAATAACTGTAACTGACTCACAGTTAACAAGAATTAAGGATGCTTTAACAGTCAATGGTAGTGCACCAGACAATAATGGTGTAACATTGTGGTTAAAGAATGAATTAAATAACAGAGTTAGAAAGTTTGAGGAAGCAGTAGCAACTCAATCAGTTTCTGATTTAGGATTATCATAAGGAGATAAATGGAAGCATCTGACATAACTATAAAAGCAGAGGATGTTCAGGCAGCAGTAAATTCTAATCCTGCTATAGATTGGGCTTTGAAAGAGCAAGCACTATTAAGAAGGATTAACGAATTAGAGTCTGCGTGTAACTGTGGAAAGAATGATGTGGATGAAAAAGAAAAACCTGTATTCGGAGAGGAGAAAAAAGATGCCAAAAGGTAAAGGAACTTACGGAAAAAAAAGAGGAAGACCACCAAAGAAAAAGAAATGAAAAACTTAATTATAGCCATAAAATATATAATTCCGGTATATGCTTTAGTTAGCGAAGTAATTAAAGCCAAGAAAGATGGGAAGATTAGCCAAGATGAAAAGTCAGCATTAATGACTAAGTTTTGGGCAGTATTAAAGGTGTCGTAAGTTGGTGGCACAAATTCTAAAGACTATCCAGAAACTCCCAATAGCAGCAGCAGCCACTGGTGCAATCTTACTCCTTGCAAACAAAGATAAAGTAGAAAGTGCAGTTTTTAATAAATTGCAATCAAGACAGATTGAAAAAGAAGATATACCGTTGCAGTAATGGATGTTCAGGTAGGTAAAAATAAATACAAAATTACTTTACCTATAGTAATAACTATCGGAGCAGTTCTTGTCTCTACTATAAGTTGGTTTAGTATGCTTCAAGTAAATATGGCAACGATGAAATCTGAAATAGACAGATTAAATGTTATAATAATTAACCAAGAGGATAAAGTCCAAGCGTGTTTAGATGTAGTAGATGACTACTACGAATTAAAAAGAAGATTTAATAATCAATAATGGAAGTACAAGTAGGAAAAACTAAATACAATGTTACATTCGGTTCTGTAATATTCGTGTTATCGATATTAGCAGCAATCATCGGAACTTATATTACTTTGCAAACTAATATAGCCACAATGCAGCAAGACATCGCTGCGTTACAAGATGAAGTAAAAGAAGTAAAAGAAAACTCAGGAGCCACATCTATACTTGAATTGAGAGGAGCACTAGAAGTAACTAGCACAAAGTTACAGTATATAGAGAAATCACTAGATGCACTTGATTCAGCGATAAGGTAAATGTTCAGGTTTGATTTCTGGATTATTGCCTACATTATCTGCATAATTTTAATGATAGTTGTCGGACAACTATTTGTGTAATAGAATTTATTTATAATAGATGCAGAGGATGTATGTGGATAGTAAAAAAAATTATTAAGTCAATATTAAATATACCTTTTACCATAATCAAGGGTGTTTATAACTTTATTTATGAGATAGCCATGGCATTTAAAAGAATGCTCATTCTTATACTTAAATCTCCTATAGTTCTATCTATATTAACCTATAAAAAACTTGTTAAAGTTAGAGATTGGTTTATAGAAAAAGTAGATTATTTACAAAGTGAATCAGACAAATGGAAAAAGTTTTTTTGGCTTGTTAAGAGTCCATATTCTCTGCTTATTTCTTTAGGGTTTAATCCTAGAATGGCAGCAGGTTTACTGATTGCAGCAGGTACTACAACTACTGCAGTAACAGTTAATGAATTAGTAGTTGAAAGAAGTTTCGCTAATGGAGATGCTGGTATATATCTTGCTCCCCAAAATATCCCAAGCGAAGAACTTGAAGAACAACTAGCATGGCGTAAAGATAATCCTAGTGACAACACGCTTAGGGTAATCTTAAACGAAACTCCTGTAGAAAAGTTAAATATATCATCAGTCAACCTAGGAACATCTTATGCAAGTAATGGACAACCATCTGCATTACCTACTGGTACAACTGAAGCAATACTTATAGATGGCAATGCGACTAGAATAGAAGTAGGTAAACTTACATTTAGTAGAAACAGTTGTAAAACATTATCTCTTACTGATATTAATGCCAATAAAGTGACAATCAAAGATAATCAGGCTGACGGACTATCTATATATCAAAGTGCTACAAGCACACAACCAAACTTGCGTGTAAGTGGTGGAAACTATATGGCAGACTTGCTTGAAACTAAAGGTGGTACTTATGACCGATTGTGGATTTCACCATTAGATAGTCAGACATCATCTAAAACTAGAGTAAATGAGATAATACTAGATAATATTGTATCTAGTGGTGGTACTTGTGATTTAAAGAAACTAGATATAGGTGAATTAATAATTCAATTTAATAGAATAGGTGGAGATAATTCACTTACAACCAAAGCGTTCTCTGTAAGTTCAACAGTGAAAAGTGCGAATTGGGATGTGGTAGGCAACATTGAAGTTCTTATGGGTGAAGTAGAAAGACAGCCTGACTAATGCCTCTATACGAATATATTTGCAATAACGATGAATGCGAAACTAATACCTTTGAAGTAATAACTTCATTTAAAGACACAACTGAAAGATGCCCTAGTTGCAAAGAAGGTAGCAAAGAAAGAAAGAAATTCTACCAATACCATTTTACTATATGAAAACAACTTGCGAACATATATATATACTACCTACGCCTGATAAATCTATAGGTCCTGAATACACCACCAAATGCACCAAATGTGGTAAAAACCAATTGCATCGCAACTATCACTCATCAAGCAGCGTTTGGACTAGAACTAAATCTAAATAGTCAATTCTTTACTAGAGTCTAAACTTTTCTGTATACGCTTTTCTTGTTCCCTTATATGCTTAGTTAAGTCTAAAAAGGTATCTAGGTCCATTGTAACTAAATGAACGGCTGTATTGTTGTTTAATTTGTGTGTCTGGGCAACTATAGGTATCTTTCTGGTAGCGTTACCTGCATTTCTTGCTTGCTCTACGGCTTTAAGTGTTCTGCTTGATACGACTTTTCCTGCCTTAACTTCAAGTGCAAACTTATGTGATTCTACATCAGGAACATGACCGTCAGTACCAGACCTCCCTGTTACAGGGTTTCTTTTTGCACCTACTGAGGCTCCTCCTATGGTTTCTGCCCACCATCTTTCCCATTTTTTCCATACGCTTCTATTCATTTCACCTCCTTGGACACTTTGTCCAAATTATAAGAATGTCTAGTTTAAGCATGGGGACAATCTTATATTGATGAATTAAGAATGTCTATGGGGTTTAGAATTAAAAACAGAATAATCCATAAATACAGGTGTTTGTGGACCTTGGTAGGCACCAACGCAGTTGTATTCTAGGAACTCGACTGCTTCTTCCAGTGTCATTCCATCTCTTTGCATGAGAATAGTGTGGCACTTTGCTTTGTCATATACTGCAATTGTTTTGTTAAATTGATAACCAACACCAATAAAAGCATCTTCAAACCCATCAGCAAGTAATATTTCTATATGTGGGCTTTCTCTTAATAATTTCTGGTTTAATGTTAAAGGTCTATCCATAATTTATATCATGTCGTTCTTGATTAACCATTCTCTATTTGCTAAATGCTCTTGCTCAACTTCATCTTTATTCTGTCCGTAGTATTTAACTGCATGATGTGCATCAATCATTTGCATATTCACACTTTTATCATTGTCATCTGTAAACAATTCTCCTAGTATTCTTCCAAACTTACCTTTATCGTGAGAAATTAAATAAATATTTTTAGCAGCAAGCAAAGTATTCTTTAAATACTCTTTAGATGCTAGACCGAATTTCTTTTCTTCTAAATCTCTTGTTCTGCTTTCAGGTGTGTCTATTTCGTAAAGCCTTACACGCTGTTTCTTTAATACAACGCTAAACCCTAAGTCAATATCCACATCTACAGTATCTCCGTCTACAACTCTAGTTACTGTGACTTTATACTGGTACATTACTCTGATTCTAGGACTTTCATACCCAAGGCTATAATTCCTCCTGTACATCCTGTAGCAATTTCATTCATGCCTTGCCAGACCCCAACTCCACTTAATACACCTAAAACTATTATTGCTAAAAAAATTTGTGGTCTTAATTTACCCATTATTATTGTTGCTCCTGCACTTTTTTACCATTGCTAGAAATATATCTCGCACCTCTAATAATACACCATAACTTCTTTTACCGTCACTATCTGCATCTCCCATGGGTATCACATCTTTATCCTTTATTAATTCTTTGAGCAAATCTGTGGGTATTATAAAGCCCCCATATTTAATACCATTCTTGTCTGAAAAGACATGGACTTGGTAGTCTGATTCAGTAACATTTAGTCCTGTTTTCTTACCTCTGCGTTCATCATATAGTTCTACAGCAATTTTCTTGCTATATGACCATATTTCTCGTTCAGTCTTTATCTCAACTAAACGCCCGTAAAGTTGAGCAAACCAATGTTCCGACTCCTGACCAAACTCCAAGTCATGCCTAAAGTCATTGTTTTGTTGGTGGTTACTTTCCAAACTCACATACATCCCAGAAAGAACACCACTTTTGACTACATACCCAACTACCTTCCGGTGCAGGCATGAAGACTCTGTTATTAATTGCAGACTTAACGTGTGCAATTCTTTTATTTACCCTGTCTTTGTCATCTTGAGAAATGTCAGCACTGTGATAATGAGTCTTAGGGTTTTCTATATCCTGAACTACAGCCATACCTACCTTGTCTACATTTGCCATATCAGCATATTTAACAAGTTGTATGTCTCTAGTTAAGTCAGGTGTCACATTTCGCTTTTTAACTTTGTTGTCAACGACAATGCCATCAACAGTAATTAAGTCTGCAAAACCCTTAAATTCTTCACCTTCAGCATCTACTGACACAAGTTCAATCTGAACCTTGTCAGGGTTAAATTTATCACCAAAGTCTTTATGATAAGTTTCTGCAAGTTTAGATACTCTATCCTTGCTTTGATTTTTATCAAAGTCATCCTTTCCCCAATCATAAATTTCATCATCTTGCTCTTTGTTATGTGAATCAACAGCAAAATCAACAAATTGGCTCTTTGTGAGACCTTGATTTTTCTTTGCCTTTAGTAGGAAATGTTCGTTGGCAGCATTGTCAACGCTACTTCCTCTAAGGACAGAACTACTCATCTTTTCATTCATACCTTCTACATATCTGTAGTAGTATTGCATACCACAATTCATGTATTTTCGTATTTGTGAAATAGATAAATAACTTCTAATCGTACCTTTCATAAACCTCCTTTATTCGGTTTTTATTATAGTTACTAATACTTTTGTTTATTACAAGCGACACTCCTCTTAGTTCCAAATCATCTAATACTTGTGCCGACCAAAGATTAGGGTTTTTACTTTTATTAACCCTTTGAACTAAGGTTCTATAGTTATGGTGCATACAACAGAACACATTACATTTCCTAAGTTCATTGTAAACATCATGCACTGAATATTTAGTTTTACCTAACATATCAGAAATTTTTGTAGTCTTTTCTTTTGGATTCTTATGGTCAAATTCAAAAGAAAAACCCATTCCAAACCTATGAATATTACAATAGTGGGAAATTTTCCCAACCACATGAATAGCCTCACATTTTATTAGGTTCTTGATTTCTAACATCATGTTTCTTTTATCCTTGTTGGTCTTCCCTGTCCTGTCAAAGTCATAGTTAGCCCTGCAATCTTTGCAATAAGAATAAAACAACTCTTTTTCGTAAATGTTTTTCTTAAAATGAAAGTCACTTAACTCTTGATTATGCGAGGCACGTTTGTACCTATTACATTTACTACACTTTCTGAGCATCTTTTACACACTGGTCACAGGTCATTGGTTGTTCATATTTACAATTCCCATTTTTACCCCAAACACATCCTTGAAATCCATGTATTCTCCTCAACCACTCCTCCATGTGTATAAGCATTTCAATTCTTTCCCAGAAATTATCCCAACGCTTATCATCATCTAAAATTCCATTGTCAAAATAGATTTCTTTGAACTCTTGGGTAGCCCACGAAAGACCACCCCTGAGTTGATTAATAGATTTAATTTTGTCTGTAAAGTCTACTGACACAATTCCTCCTGTTCGTGTTTTTTTATTGATTCAATAAATATCTTTTCACAATGTGTTTGAATTAATGAGTTCCATTCTTGTTCCCTTAATTGATAATCTTGTGGTACTAAACATTTATTTTTTTTAAATCTCTCAAATGTTTTTTCATTTATTTTAAATTTAAGTTCAATCATAATAATTTTATCTGTCTAGTTTCTTTTGCAATTCTTTCACTCGCCATGTCAAAGTATTCTTTGTCTATTTCAATACCTACAAATACTTGTGTGCCAAAGTAATGACAAGCAATCGCACTGCTACCACTACCCAAGTGTGTATCTAATATCATGTCGGTTGGTTCAGCGTAGTTTTCTAATAGCCACCTGTATAACGCAACAGGTTTTTGCGTTGGGTGTATCTTTCCTTTTTCTTGTTTTCTGCTAACCATTACTTTATGTATTGAATGTCTAAATACTTTTGCAGGTTTTTTAATATTAGTCCACGCATATTCAGCAGATGCAAAATTATCTACTGTTTGTTGCTTATCCCATACAATAAAATATTCCGTATTAGGCAAAGTAAAATTGTTTGCTCCCCATATTATTTGATTTTTACTAACTCTGAACAGTTCCTTAAAATATTCAGGGCTTGGTTTGATATCCCATTCATTAATTTTAGTTTTAATTGGCTCAAGCCTATTTGTGGTTTCTACCCTATCCCCAAATCTTTTAATCCCATAAGGTGGGTCTACAATAGCCAAATCAAAGTAATTATCTTCGTACTTGGGTAGTATATTCATACAGTCATCATTGATTAATCCCATGGCAGTTCCTCCCTCTTCTCTTGCCTCATGCTCTCAGTTTCCCCAAGAACTACAAGAGTGCTAACCATTACATCTTTAAACCTATCAACAACTGCATGGTCAAATACTTCTTGCAGTTCATCAAGCGTAAAGTTAGATGTAATCATGGTCCTCATTCTCCTAGAGTATCTGTAATCCAATATCTCATAAAATAAGGCTCTTACATAATCGGTTGTATATTCTCTACCTAAGTCATCAATGATTAAGTGTGGCACATTCTTTAAATGATTAATGTAGTCATCATTCTCGTTAGTATTCATAAGTGCTTTAACCTTAGATGCTAACTCAGCAGATGTAGTGTAAGCCACCATTTCTTTTCTGCCAATAATCCAAGATACTGCTGACTTTGCAAGGTGAGTCTTTCCTACCCCCGGATTTCCCAACATCATCAACCAAGGACTTTTGTCCCCACTTGCCCAAATAAATGCAGAATCTTTAGCAATCTGACACTCTTCATTTCTTATTTCATAGTTTTTAAATCTTTGAAATGTTGACTCAGATATACCTGCAACACTCCAAAGGTATTCGTCATATCTATCTTGGTTTAATCTGCAATGACAAGGAAACGCCTTGCCAAAATTCTTATCTCCTACAGGAAATAATCCACTTACCCAACCTGTTCCTCCACATATACATTTGCTTGGGATTTTAAACTCTTTCCCTTTATTATTTTTAGCCTTTTCTGCTAAATCTAATAATTTCTGCCGTTCTCTTTTTTGAACCTCTGCATGGACAATATCTCTTACTTGTCCCGGCAGCCTAGTCCATGGAATTGCAGGCTTACCTACCTCAACAGCATCATTTGGTGTAAGACCATCAGGTATACAAGTCTTTATTAATTCCTCAGCGAATATTTTGGCTTCTTCTTGCGAGTTCAGCAAGGTTGGAATCTTTAAATTTGTTCCCCTTACTATCGCTGAGTCTTCTTCCTTGAGTTGTTTTGCCAACTCTTCGTATGTCATTTTTTGCATATTCTTTACTCTTTCTAAACCATGTCCTCAACCGTAGATAAGGTACAAAAGTCTTAGGTTGTTTTTGTTGAGACCAATAAGAGCAGAACTCTTCTACTACAGCCTCAATATTTAAATCTTTAAACTCTTCCTCTAACAAAGAAACTTGTTTACTAGAAAGATACTCAGTATCTATAGGTACTTTATAGTTACTACAGAAACTAGATACTCTAGTTACCCATTCCTTTTTTTCTTGTGTCACCCTTTTGTCACCCTTTATGTCACCCTTTATTTCATACACAGATATATTACCTCTTCCTGTCTTATTACTTATTCTATCAATTAATCCATCTGTCATTAAAACTTTGAGTTTTCTTTGGACTGACCTCTTTGACACTCCGACTTGCCCTGAGATACCTGCAATAGATATCTCAGAGTTGTCTTTTAACAATGTAATGATTTTTTTCTCAATCATTGTTTTATTGTCGCTTGACACGTCTTTTCAACTCCTTTACTACCTGTCTTTTTTCTGTTCCTGTTTTTATGTTTAGCAATAATCTTAAATCTATCAGACTTAAACTACGCAAGTAATTTCTGCCTGCTTCAGTTATACCTCCTACATGACGTTTGCCTTTAAGGACAGGATATGTATTTCGCTTACTCATTTGTTCCTCCTTATATCTCCTTTGGATTTTTTTTATTACTAAGACATTTAAGTTGTGAGGTTAAGGTCTAAAAATTAAACAACCAGTTGGCAATCCTTTAATTGCCGTATTGTTTTAAAAATCCTCAACCTCACATTAAATAGGGTTGGGTATAGGTGATGAGTCGATGATTAAAACTCATCTTTCTTGGAGGAACCTATACCCCAACCAACTAATTTACTGTTGGTAAGTCATCTACAGAACCACTCTCACTTAATCTGCCCATGAACTCATTAATAGAGTCTTGAGTGATTTTGAAGTGTGGTCCCATTCTGACACATTTAATCTTTCCGTCTTTGATAAGACCGTAAAGTCTATTCCTGCCTATACCAATTATTTCAGCAGTTTCCTTTACATTGAATAAAAGTTTACTCATCCCAAGGAACCTCTCCTCCGTACAGGTCTTTACAGCCCTCGTAAGCAAACCTGATGATGTCAACAGCAGTCTCCTTACTCATAAACCCTGCAGAAACTAAAGCCTCTACATGAGGTGTCATTTCAACAAAGCCTTTTACAGCCACTTGTTTTTCAATGGATTTATTTCTGGCATCGTATCCTGTATTAGAAACAGGCACAGGAACTTTTGCAGAATTATCAGATGACTCCTCTGCAACATGACCCTCAAGTATTTTTACAGATACCATATCTTGGTACCATCCTGACCCTTGAACTTTAGGCTTTCTTGATAATTGAACCTCAATTACTTGACCACTATTAAGTGGTGTCTTTGAGTTCCAAAAACCATAAATACCCTCTAATGCCCAAGCATCACCGTATTGACTCTTTGGTCCGACCTTAGCCGTAAGTGTTTGGTAATATGCTTTTTCACCTTGCATATTATCTAACACAAGAATTTCAGGTGTATCGTCATTATGAATGTATGGATTACCTTTTTCAGGTGTTTCAGTTGTCAATTAAGACCTCCTTTTATTTATTAGTTATTACTAAGACTTACCTAACCATACCATTACTTACCGTTAACTGCAACAGAAAAGTTGTTGGTTTTTAATAAACCTATTATTGGTATATAGAAATCAGGATTAATTAAAATAGGAGAACTTAATTTATCTGAGGGGTCCATGAATGCCCAATGCTTTTGCTCTACATTTTTCTCAATAAATTCTCTCGCTGCCGGATTTTGTGACACCAATGTTACTGAGTCATTCATTTTATATATCTCTACTTGTTGCAAATATTCCTCCTTTGCTTTTTAGACACGGCGACCCCTAAAAGAGGTCGCCATTTTGGTCGGTTGAGGAAGGCTAGAAAGCCATCCATTTCATATTACACTATGTTGAATGTATATGGAAGTTGTTTTTATTACTAAAACTATAGAGGGGAGTTACCCCCTCTATTTGTTCCTGCTTTGAACATTTAGTTCACCATTTTTACCTAATGGTACTTCAAAGAATGAAGATGGTTGTGCAGAAATTATTGACATTGCAAAATCGTGGCGATTTTGTTTATCTAACATAACATGATGCCAGTCTAATGCTATGTCAACTGCTTTGCTTAGAGTTTTACGAAACTCAGGGTCAACTTCGTGCCAACCTGCGTGTGCTTGTAATTCAAGTGTTACTGCTAACCTTGTTAGGATAAATCCCAACATGAAGAAATCAATCCTTCTTACATCCATAATTTACCTCCTTTACGGATATTAATTTTACTAAGACTATAAATTTGCTGTATCATTTATTTAAATACCAATCATAGATACCTCCTTTGATTGTTACTATGACACTAGAGAGGGGATAAATAGTCCCCTCTCTATTCATTGAAACAAGACTCACAGGAGGGGCTTGTCTGTGAGCCAAGTGTGTTAGGCTAGAGCAGGCTCTAGCACTTTGTTGTTCATGTTTGCAATGTCCCAACCAAACGCCTCAAACTCAGTGGCTCTATCGTAGTCCTCTAAGTCTTGAGATGTTCTAGTCACGGCATTTGTAAGACCCCACTTAGTTGTGTCCCCACCTTTTATTAAGTGGTTAAGAACAGAGTCTTTTTCATTGTCTGTGAAACTAAACTGTTTCTGTATAATTTCAACAGCATCAATAGGTTTTGCTATTTCAACTTCAGTAGTCTCTTGAAGTTTTCCTAAGATAGTATTGAAACCCTCGTTAGACAATACATTCTTAACTACATCTTGAACCTGACCAACTAAAGCATCGCTAGTCTTGTTAAGTGTATCTCTACTGAGTAAGTCTGTTATGTCTTGGGCGACTCCAATATGTCTCCTAGAAAAAGATTTCTCTGCAATCATTCCGTTCATGCAAACTAATCTTTCAATGTATGCTTGAACATTTACAGAACCAAATCCAACTTCTGAGTTACTTACGATTACTCCCCCTCTAACTACATCACCTTTTTTAATCTCGCCTGTTAGCCTGTCGGTTACAGCCTTGATGTAAAGTTTTCTTTCAGTAACATTTGAAGAAATAACTTCTAAGTTTTCATCAAACATTACAGGCAACACAGCCTCAGCGACATCCTCATTATCAAAAGCAAGATACTTGTTAGACAAGTCAGCCCTCATGACATCCCAAACAGTTGAACCGTCTGAGCCATAAGTTCTTATCATTCTTTTGTTTTCAGTTTGTCCTAGCCAGTTGTTAACATTTTCTGTTAACAATACTGGGTTGTTTTCCATTACTCTTTCGTAGTAGTTGAATGGAATTTTTAACCTTGTTGCTAGTTGTCTGTGTGCAGTAGGAGTAATCTCTAAGTTTTTAGAGTCAGCAATACTCATTAAGACTGGTGCAGAAGTTGTCGCATCATTCTCTTCAGTAGGAAGTAATTGCATACTTCTACTGTCAACAACCATGTCAACTTTTCTTTCTGCTTGGTCTGTAATTTTCTTTGCCAAGTCTTGTAAGTCTAATCCTAATTTTGGCATCTATGCCTCCTTTTGATGCCCCTCAATTTTTGTTACTAAAACTATTAGAGCAGGAGGGTTACTCCTGCCCTTTTACTTCTAATTTTATTTCGTGCAAATCAAACTCTAAATAAATAAGATGTAGATTATCTTTTACCCAGCGTATTGCTCCTTCTTTAGAGGTAGCCATAACTCCAATGTTACCTTTAATAATTACCTCATATTCTTTTTCTTCATTCATACTTTACCTCCTTATATGAATAATTGTTTATTACTAAAACGATAGATGAGAGGGGCTTAATAGCCCCTCTTTAGTTGAAAACTTGATAAACCTGTTTCAGGGTATACTATATGAGTATTGAATACACCAACCGTAGATGTTGGTTCATTTTCAAAATCACTCATCAATAATGTATTCATCAAAAGCACTGCATCTTGGTTATATCCCCCAATATGCCAGTCTGTGATTTCCTCTTTATCTAAGCCGTTGATTGGGTCGTAATTTTTTCCATCTTTCCAGTTGTATAAAGTTGCAACTATTCCATTTGAAAACTCAAAACACCACTCAACCAAAATTTTCTCATCACCTGATGCCCCAAAATGTTCTTTGCCTAACTTTGAAACAATTTTGTCATAAGTAATGTCAATATTACCACGCAAACTTGTTCCATAAGTTGACTCAACCTTTGCAGGTCTATAACTGATTATTTTTGCTTCATTCATATTAATCCTCCTTATATGAATAATTGTTTATTACTAAAACTATATACAGGAAGAGGCTTATGCCTCTTCCAATACAAAGAACTCGCCACCTGACTCTATTTGTGAGTCATCTCCATAGTAAGTTCCTGTAAATGTTCCTGTAACTTTTAAACCTTTAAAGTCTTCATGGTTTACATCAAAGCCTTCTTCTTCTAAAAAATGTAAGGTATATTTTGTAATATCACTTACTTTATTTCTTTTAAAAGATATTTCTCTGTAAACACTTTCCACAATATCTTGTGGTAGTTTTTTGTTAGAGTCAATCTCAAAATTTCTTGTATCTTGAGATATTTCATCTACGTTGTATGTATAATTTTCATTCATACTTTACCTCCTATATGAATTATTATTACTAAAACATGCAGGGGGTTAGCCCTGCATATCCTCAAATTTTTGATTAACAATTTTCATCTTTTCTTTGTAAGATAAATTTTTGTTATCAGGGTCTGAGTCAACCTCTTCCCAAATCTTTTCATAAATTTGGGTATTAATGTCGTGTGACATTACGCCTCCCTCATGATTTGTTTATTACTAAAACTATTAGAGCAGGGGGGTTAGCCCTGCTCTTGTTTAATCTCTACTCCAATATCAAATGCTTCATCAAAGACGAATTTGTCTTGGGATTGGCAATTACCTTCATCATTTGCCTCGCACCCTGTAATGATTACTCTGACTTTTTCCTCATTGTCAGCATAAACATTTACATCATACTCAATCCCATTGATAGTTAAATTGCTTTGGTTCCACTCATCAACAATAAATGTTGCTTTCATTCTTGCCCCTTGCTATAAACATTTACATAACAATAATGACAAATATTTAATTCATCTATTGCTATAAATTCACAACTGCAATATTTACATTCACTCATTCTTGCCCCTCCATTTTCTGCTCTAGTTCATCAAGTTTATTTGTTATCCATAATGAACCTCTTTGCCTCAATAGAATTACAAGATTAAAAGTGTCTTGCTCCTCAGCAAGATTATCTTTAGCATCTTCGTAGAGTTCTTTCATTTTTCCCATAGTTTCCTCCTTTGGAAAATTTGTTTTTATTACTAAAACTATTAGAGCAGGTGGAGGACTAAGCCTCCACCTTTTCAAAACCAACACCTGCAACTCTATATTTTTGAGCCACCCTCCATTTAGAATGCGTATCAAAAACGGTTTTGATTTTTGCAACCATCTCATCGCCTACTGATGTAGACCGTAGTCCCCATTCATCACCATCACTATCAACATGAAGTGGCACCTTGACCTCAACATTATCATCCCAGTCATGATTTTCATCAATTCCTTTTATATGTTTTTTTGACCAAGAGCCAAATATATTTTGAGTCCTGTGAAAAGCATATTCTAAGGCAAGGTCAATGTTATTCCAAAGGTTTTTAGGTATAGTGACAGTTGCCACTGTTCGTGGATTGTCTTTATCCTCAAATGCTTTGTGTATTACATCTATTTGCATCATAATTATTCCTCCTTATTATGATTTTAATTATTACTAAAACGATAGACTAGGTGGAGGACTAATCCTCCACCTTTTTTAAGTTTTTAATGTGTTTCTTGACACCTTTTTGCAAAACTTTACTCCATTCAGCAAGTTTTTCTAGTTGCTCAATGTTATCTGAGATAAACAGTTTTATCTCTGTATAGTACCTTCCTTGAGTCATTTCAAGTCTACGAGGTTTATCGACTTTCAACTCAACTACATTCCAGTCTTCAGAATGAGGATGGAAAATCTCTTCCTCCGTTGACCCAAATGTATCATTATGGCTGTCAAGCATGATGACGTTTGCATTTTTTTCACTCATATTAATCCTCCTATATGAATTATTATTACTAAAACTATGGGGGGGGTGTTAGCCCCCCTATTCATCATCCAAGAGATAGGATGACAAACACCATTGGTGTTGGTGTTCAACTATACAAGCATCACAAACCCAAACTTTTTTCTCAGGATTTACTTTTAATCCATGTATCTGATTTAATCTATCTTTAATAGATGCAAACCAACCGAATTTAAAAATTTGTTTTTCTTGCCCAAACTCTTGCCTATCTTCTTTCCCACATTTAAAACATTCATAGAATCTTTCAGGTGGATATCTGTTCCAATCTGTTCTTTTTATTATAGTCATAATTCCTCCATTGACTAATATTTGTATTACTAAAACTATTGGGGGGCAAAATGCCCCCCTCATTTATATTATTCTCCTTGTTTTAAAAGGTAAGCCTGATATGTAATATCCGTTAAAGCAACATGAACTTTTCCGTTAGACTCAACTGCTGTATATTGACAATCTCCAAACGCCCCAAACCCTTCATCCAAACCTACATCCGTTGCTTTTTCTATTGCCTCTTTTTTAGATTTAGCAGTAACCTTTTTGTAACCGATTTGTGTTTCTTTTACTAGGTAAGTTTTCATAATTTTATCCTCCTTATTATGAATTTTAATTATTACTAAAACTATTGGGGGGCAAAATGCCCCCCTGATATTATTCACTTGTTACAGTCACAACAACTTTTTCATACTCAATTGCTTCTACAGTATCAAGCAACCCAACGCCTGCCCTTATAATGCACTCTGAGCCATAAATTTTGATATCCCCTTTGAATTTATAATAAATTCTCTTGCCATTTATAAGCAACTGAATACCATTACTGCCCCAAGCCTCTTGCATGGTTTCGCCCTGTTCATTAAGCCAAGTTCCTTGCTCTTCATCCTTGCCCCAAGCATAAACGTCCGAGTCACTGACAAATCCGTCATCATCAAATATGAAATACATATCTTGTATGTAATTTCCTTCTAAACCTGATGCTACAGCCTCGCCAAGTCTTTGGTTTCTGATTTTTTCTGTTAATTTCATAATTTCCTCCTATATGAAATATTTGTTTTTACTAAGACTATTAAGGGGGGGGCTTGAATGCCCCCCCTGATAATTATATTTTTGTTGCATCTACAAATTTTCTTGATGCAATTATTGATTTTTGCTTATTTGAATTATCATATCCAAAGGCATCAGGAAAAATAATCTCAGTTAATCCATGTGCGATAATGTCTACTGTTCTATTTGCAACATGCTCATCGTTTAGAAAAACTGAATATTGATAATCTTTCCTTATCTTCTTTAGAAGTTCAGTGATTGCTATTAATTGTTTCTCAGTCATAATATCCTCCTATTATGATTAGTTTATTTTACTAGAAGTATTAGGGGGGCTTGAATGCCCCCCTCATATATTATATTTTTGCTGAGTAAATTTCTTCATGTAACATGAAGGCATTAGACTCAATAGCGTAAACAGTGCATTGAATTTTGATGTCGTCAATATCAACAATAATATCGCCTTTTTCATATTGTTGTTTTGACTCGTTCCACCTTTGATTAAAACTATCAATTAACTGCGTGTAGTTTAAACCTTGTTCTCTTGCTTGTTCATCAACATAATCATCAATAAATTCATGATTTTCATCATAAAATTTAAGAATGTTACTGTAGTAAACCATTCCAGAACCCCAAGAATTTTGATTAGTCCAAGTGTTGATTTTTTCTAAAAAGTTATCTTTTATTTCTTTTTCACCTAATAAACTATCAGTGTTAAAGTCAGAATAAAAGTCATCATTAACTTGTTCTAAAATCCAATCCTTGATTACATTCTTTGTATAGTGAATGCCGTCAACAATTTCAATTTTACTGTTATTGTTTTGTATTGTGTAACCCATAATTATTCCTCCTTATTATGAATTAATTTTTATTACTAGTACGATTGGGGGGCTTTTCAGCCCCCTCAATCAATTTAATCTGCTGTGTTACAAAGCACACAATCAGCATCTATAATTTCAGGTTTAATTGACCTTAAAAGTTTACAAAATGCACAAATCATTATTCCCCCTTTATGAATTTTTACTATAACAAGGGTTAAAGAGGAGGCTCTAACCCTTGATTGCTATTTTTTGTTTTCGGAAACATTTTTACACCTGTGTTTCTCTGCAATCGGCACCTTCAATAGCAGGATATTACTTATCATGAGTAATATTTTTTCGCCGTGCATTCCTGACTTTATCCTTGGCGTGTTCTTGACAATCGCCCTATCAACCCTCCCCAATCGGCTAGGGTTTCTGTAGAGGAAAATCTCCGACCATGACGGAAAAGATTAAGCACATAAAGTTCATAATTTCTTATATTCCTCTATGTACTGCAGGCTATGACTAGCCTACTCCAAAGGCATTTACAGTTCTTCAGTAGTATGCAGGATTTATAAAATAGGTTGCTCAGTTAATGGTTCTAACCTTCCTCAACACTTGGGAGATATTTACATAATTAGGTTTTCTTGATTATGCTTTTACCATTCATGAATTGTCTCTGATAGGTTCAGCAAGTCTAATCTAGGATTAAACTCTATGGCACTACAGAGGGACATTTTCGCTACAAACTATTTACTTTTACCTCGCCATCAACTCGGACTCTTGTACATGTCCCCATTTACCTTAGGCTCTTCCTCAGTCAGAACTTGCGTTCATCATTCTATCTAATAACTAGTTCGCTTCCTCTACCTTCACAACAGAGTTTCCTACTGCATCTGCTTCCTAGGGAGTCAGTCCTCAGTGATGTACCACTGTGACCCCCGTCAGCCCTAGCCCTCGACTCAAACTTAACATGTGCCTCACAGCACTTACTAACCGTTCCCTCAACTGAACTTAATGCCTCATTTAATTCTTGACATTATTCAAGCCTCCATTCCATTATATCACACCTTAGACCATTTGTCAAGTATTAACATAATTAGGTATTATTTAACATTTAATAAAACTAAAGTGACCCCTTAAAATATAAATGTTAAAATAAGAAAATACATGACTAGAAAACTTCAGATAGATAATAAGAAAATAGACTTAATCAAGAGGGATATAGAACGCTTAGGACTGCCTCCTACAGTTGCTATAATTCGACATTGTGGGGTGTCTGAGTCTGTGGCTAGTGGTTGGCTCCGTTTCGGTGAGAAGTGCCGTCAGATACTAGATACAGAAACAGAAACAGAACCAAGTAAGTTACTAGATACTGTTACAGATACTAAGAACCTAAACCCTAGTGACAGATACAAGCAATTAACTCTAAAGTTACATGATACAGTAACTGAGGCTGTAACTGAATTTGAAGCATTGCAATTAACGGAGTTAACGACTGCACAGAATGAGCAGGTAAAGAGTAGGAATAGTCAGTGGCTGTTGTCTAAGAAATATCCTGAACGATACGGAGAACAGAAAAATCAAGCCACAATAGACGAACAAGCCAAGAGTTTAATACAAGCCCTAATCAATATAAACCTACCTGAAAACCCAAATAAAGAGGCTTTAAAAGACTCTGAATAACCCCAATAATTCCCATAAGTTCCCAAATTAGAACAAATGTTCTAAAAAAAAATTCGCCTGATTCATAGAGCAACTTGTGGGACAAGTTGCCACAGATTCCCGGGGAGGGGGTGCCGGTGGTGTGGGGGTGGAGGTGTGGGTTGTGGTCGCTGTAAGCGACAGGTGGCTGGGGGTGTGTGGGGGTGTAGGTGGTGGTGGTGGTGCTGGTCGCAGTTACCTGCGACAGGAGGTGGGGGGGGTAGTTCTTAGTGGTTCATGCTTTCTTCATGTATTGGTACTACCCCATATAAAATTTTATGCTAAAATGTGTCTCATGCAACAAGAACAACGTGATGCCCTATTCGGTGCCATAAAGTATAAGCCTACCGAGGCACAACTAGCAATCCTCAATGACGATGCTAGATTCAAGTTAGTCGCCGGTGGTGTAAGAGCAGGTAAATCTAATCTGGGAGCAATGTATATGTTCGAGAAAATAATGAGTCACATTGTTGAGGACCCAGATAAAGCAGCAGGTTCCGTGTATTGGCTAGTTGCAGCAGATTACGAGAGAACTAGGGGTGAATTTGACTATCTCGGTGATGCGTTTACTAGACTAGGCATAATTAAACGTGCCACACGTCAGGTTGACCCCGGTTACATAGAGATATCAGTGGGGTCCAAGAACCTGAAACCCCTTGTTATCAAGACTAAATCGGCAACTGACTACAGAAAACTTGCAATGGAGGCTCCTATGGGCATCGTTGCCTGTGAGGCTTCGCAGTTAGACCAAGAAAGTTACTGGCGATTAATGGAGAGAGTGGCAGAAAAGCGTGGTTGGGTATTTTTGGAGGGAACATTCGAGGGTTCGCTTGGTTGGTACCCCCAACAGTTTACCTCTTGGCAGTCACCGGGTATTCAAAATTTAGAGAGTGCTAAAAGTTTCTCTCTACCTACTTGGACTAATACACATATATTTCCTTTAGGAGAACTAGACCCCGAAATAGAGAAAATGAAGAACGAACATTCGGAAGAATGGTTTAATGAACGTGTCGCAGGAGTGCCTAGTCCACCTAGTGGTTTGGTTCACCCAGTATTTAATGTAAATATTCATGTGAGGGAGGTTAAGTTTGACCCTGATGAAATTGTTTACCTTGCAGTAGACCCCGGATATTCAAGGATTACTGAATCTGCCTATGCAGTTGAGGTGTGTCATATTATTGACGGTCAGGTGCAGGTGTTTGACGAAATTTATGAAAGAGAATTGGTTGCATCCGACATAGTTGAGATATGTAAAAATAGATATTGGTGGAAAAATACAGAGAAATTGGGTGTAATCGATATTGCTGGTACTGCTCATGCAGGAGCAATGCCCTCTAATACAGAAATTTGGTTTAAAGTAGGAAAATTAAATATGCTTTCTCAGCCCGTTAAAATTATAGACGGAATAGAGAGAATGAACTCCATGCTCAAAGCCGACCCACTCACTAAAGAGCCAAATATTGTAATAGACCCCAAGTGTAAAGGGCTGATTTCCGAGTTCGGAGGAGCCCCAAATCCGTTTGACGGACAGGTCAGAGTTTATAGTTGGCAAATGAACCGTGAAGGTGGGGTAGTTGGAAATGTTCCAAGAGACAAGTATAATCATGCTATAAAGGCATTGACTTACTTGATGGTTAATCAATTTGGTTATGCTGGTAATGAAAACTATCAGAGGGAAGTTATCCCAGTAACGAGGTTTAGATAGAGGAGACAATATGGCTGGACCAATAAGAAAAACTACAACTACAACTAAAACTAAAACTACAAGAAGAAGAACATCAGGAGCAAGAAATACTTTTGATGCTATTGTAAGAGGTGCCGAAAAAGCAGTAAATGCAGCAATACCTAAACATGGAATATGGTACACCAAAGCAGGACAGAAAGCAGGACAGAAAGCAGTAAAGGCAGCAAAAAGAACAAAAAATCGATATAGAGGATAGTTTTTATGGCAAGAATTACTTACAGAGGTGAAACTTTTTCTGGGTATAATAAACCTAAAAGAACACCTAATGCAAAAAAATCTCATGCTGTTCTTATTAAAGACAATGGCAAAGACAGATTAATTAGATTTGGGCAACAAGGTGTTACGACTGCTGGTAAAAAAACAGATGCAAAGTCTAATGCTAGACGAAAATCGTTTAAAGCCAGACACGCAAAAAATATTGCTAAAGGTAAAACAAGTGCAGCATATTGGGCAAACAAGGTGAAATGGTAATGGCAAGAAAAACCCAAGCAGAGGTCGTAGCAGGAGTCTTAGATAAAATAGACAGAATGTTTAATGAAGACCAACCTTTGCACGACAGAATGGACTTAGACTATTCTTCTTGGAGATTAACGCAATTTGTGCCAGACGAAGAAGAAGGTGTCGACCCAGAAGATGCTTATACAACCAACTCACTTAGAACATTAGCAGATAAAGTCGAAAGTTTTATTTCTGGTTCTGAGGTTGTAATAAGAGTTAATAATGATGCAGCAGACGAACAGAAAAGAGCAGCAAACGATAACTTAGAAAGACTTGTTATCGGTATGCACAGACAAATTAATAAAAGACTCCAAAGAAAAGGAGACCCACTATTAATAGCACAACTTGCATGGTACTCAACTGTAAGAGGTGGTAGATTGGCTGCTAGGTCACTGCTTAGAAAAAGACCAAACGGTGATACGTTTGCAGAAATATTACCACTAGACCCAAGACATTTAGTTGTTGAATATGGCGAAGAAGAGCCAGTATTTACTGCATATAGAACAACTAAGACTAGAGCACAAATCAGAGATGAATATAAAAATTTTCAATTTAATGACAATAAATTAAACGATGGAACTGAAGTTGAATTTGTTTTTGATTGTTATGAAAAACAAATAGTCGGTGGCAAAATTAAATATATGAATTACGTCATTATCGATGACAAGTATGCCAAAAAACCAGCAGACACATTTGCACTTATGTTTCCAGTTTGCACTGTTCCGATAGGAAGTGTTCCTATGTTAGCCGAAAGTGATACTGGTATGAGGCAAATAGATAGCATTGCTGACATAGAAGACCCAATAAAAGACTTTAGTGAATCTATATTTGCCCCTAATAGAGATATTATAAAAGCAAAAAACAGAGTATTTTCTTACAGAATGGCACTTGCTGCTAGAGCAGTAGACCAAGCGTATAAAGTTTCTTCACTTGATGGGACTAAAGGTTTAGAAGAAAACCCGTCTAAAAAGGGGTCACAGGTAAATGTTTCAACTCAGAACCAAGAAGATGTAGTGCCTATGCCTTTATCAGAATCACCAAGAGATGCAGATGTATTGCTTGGTGCTATTAATGATGATGAAACTGATGGTGGATTGCCACCACAAGCATTCGGTATTTTGCAGGCTCCTATATCAGGATATGCAATGCGACAACTTGGAACTAACATTGAACAAAAAGTTATCCCAAGACTTATCGCAGTTCAAAATTTACTAGAAATGTCGTTTGAACATTTAATTGGAATGTATGAAACAAAATCATATAAACCAATGAATGTGTCTGGGAAAACTTATGCAAGAATGCCTTTTGACGGTCCGATTACCCCTGATGATATTAAAAATCACGGAGAACTTACCTTTACTATGCAACCTGCATTACCAGAAGATGATATGCAAAGGTATTCGATTGCACAGATGGCAACTCAACCAACGCCAACTGGTGAATCATTAGTGTCTATGGATTTTGCTAGAGACAGGATTCTCAAGATGCAAGATGCTGATTTAGAAAGACAAAGAATTTTTGAACAGATAGCAAGAACATCTACTCCAATTATGCAGTTAGTTCAAATGTATACTGCTGCATTAAAATCAGGAGATGAACAGATGGCACAACACTATTTACAAGAAATAAGGATTGCTGAGGAACAAAAACAAATGCAGGAACTTGCACAACGTATGGCATTTATGCAACAATATTCTCAGATGCAGCAACCAATGGCACCCCAACAGGGAGCCCCTACATCAAATGGAGTAAGACCAGAGGTCATGCCTAATGCAGCCATGGGAGGCATACCGAATACTCCATCACCTAACCAAGGCATGAACACGGCAGCACCCAGACCCGGAGCCCAAAGTGAAAGAACTCAATTACTTAATAGTATAGGACTAGAAGAAGAATGAAGACGTTTAGGATAACTTATAAAGACTCAGAGGGTAATAAGCAAACTATAAATATTACTGCTAACTCCGAAGAAGAAGCACGAGATAAATTTGCTGGGCAGTTCCCTAATGCAAGTGTTGATACTTTAGAGACATCTCTTTTTACTGAAACTGAAGGTGCTGAAGGAGCACTAGGTAGGGAGCAAATAGAAGAAGAAAGAGCACTTGGGGGTATATTTCAAAGAGGATTTTTAGAAGGCTTAGGAATTGACCCAGATGCCCCTGTACAAGGTGCAACATCAAGATTTTTTAGAGACTTTGCACCCATAGGTCAAAATATACTTAGATTTGGCTCTTTAATGAATCCTCAAACATTTGAAAATGTAGACCAAGAAACAGGTCAGTTAAACCAAATAAGACTTGGAGATTTAGCAAGAAATTTAGGAGCATCTATTGGTACGGGACCCCAAGGTATATTAGGTAGAGCAAGGTCAACTTTTTCTGACCTACAAAATTTAGCAAGGCAAGGTGCCCCAACATCTCCACAAGTTATGGATGCTTTAAATCCATTTTTCCAAGCAAGTGGTGCTGACCCTGAAGGAACAAGAAGAATGGAAAATTTATATAATTTAGGTATGGGAGCAGCACTGGATAAATATGGAAGATTTTTAGGAAGCGATTTAATTCCTAGACAAAGTACTATTTTGGGAAGGTTTGCATCAGCACCACAAGAACAAAGAGAAGCAGGTTTTTTTGATTTCTTGCAACGCCAATTAGGACTTAATTAAGCCATGATGCAACGTGATTTTTCTAACCAAAGTAATTTTGGTGGTGTGCCTGACATTAATCCTTTTCAACAGGACTTAGCCCAAGGCTTTACTACACAGGGTTTATTTCAGGCTGCGTTACCAAGTAATCTAACATTTGGTCAAAGGCAATTTTTTCAAAACCAATATCAACCAATTTTTTCAGAGTTCCTTGGTTCTAATGTAAACAGGGTTTTAGGTGGTCAAAACGCCGAAACCTTTATTGATTATCTTAGAGATTTCGATTTTGCTGATAGAATGAGAAGTGCACCACAATATGCTACAGGACTAAATACTAGACCAATTACATCAACAGGCAGATTTTTATATGGGTTTTAATTATGGTATTTCAAGATTTTCAAAGAGAACAAGAAATACTAGACCGAGTAGCAAAACAAGCAATAGGTCCTAACGTAAAAGTAAAAGACCCTACTACGTTTAAATCTTTTTTAGAAAAAAGTTATGATGTATTTAAAAATATAAAACCACCTAAATATATAAGTGGTGGTGGATTGTTGTCACCCCCATCTATTCCTACACCTGAAAGCGATATTCCTTTTTTTGGAGAGGGTGGCGTAGTTAATCCAGATAGATTAAGAGAGCAGGCTCTTGCTACATTTGGTGGTATTGGTGAAACACTCAGTCCGTATTCTGACACCGAAATTGAATTAGGTGGAGTAGAAGGAAGACCAGAAGCAATAATGGAACAAACAATTGACCCTCAATTAGCAATGCAATACGGTGCACAATTTGGACCAGAAATACCAGAGGCTGTACCTTTTATAGGTGGTATGACACCTTTAGAAGCAGGGCTTGGAGGTGCTGCTTATATGTCAACTCCTGCAGACATAGGAATCACATTAGGAACTGCAGGGCTAGGTCCAGCAGTAAGTGCAGGATTTAGAGGTATGCAAATAGGTGCAAGAGGTTTGCCCGGTGCAAAGGCTGCAGCAACAAGAGGAGTTGGTAGAGTTGGTGAACTTTTAACAACACCAATTGCTACTGGTGGGTTACCTACTAGAATAGCAGCAGAAACTGCAATACAAGCACCTACGGCATCATTAATAGCAGGCACAGATAAAAGAAAACAAGAAGGCACTGCTTATCCATGGGAAAACACACTAACAGCGTTAGCAGCAGGAGTTGTAGGTACAGGTGCTGGTCTTGCTGGTATAGGTAGAGTAATGACACCTGTAGATGCAGGAAAAAAAGTTAATTGGGAAATTATCGATAATCCTAAGAAATCAGTTGTTACACCTGAACTTGATTATAGTTTTTTAAAAGATGCTGTTAAGAAAGGTCTTGCTGACAGAAGATATAAGAAAACTTTTGGAACGACTGATGTTGAACCGTTGGAAATAAAAAGAAAAGCATTTGAAGTTCGTTATGACGAAAATGGAAATCCAATAGCAATAACAGGTGGTTCTGGTAAATTTACTGACGATGACCTTGTAGAATTTTTACAAAACAACAGTAATAAATTAATTAAATCTAATGATTTAGGAGATATGTTTCCTAATATGTTTAATGACCCAGAAGTTGCAGCAAAACTAAAGTTTTTAACTAGGTCACAGAAAAAATTCATAATTGATGTTGTTTTTGGTAGCGTAGACCCACAGACAGGAAAAACTAGAAAAGGTATGATTTTTCCAGCCTCAGATAAAAACAGAAAATACACTGTTGCAAACGGCTTTGCAAACGGTAAAGATTTTCTAACTCCAAAACAACAGAGATACCTTGTTGATTTTTTAATTACGAAACAAGCAGGAAAGAAATTTGACCCTGCCTTACAAAGTGAACTTGCGAAAAACCCACAGTTAAAAGATGCACTTTATGAAGTTTTTGGTAAGATGCCGGTAATTTTAAGAAGAATGAGATACGGTCAAAATATTCCTTTTTCAGATAAGCAAAAATCAATACTAGAAAAATTAGTAAAGGTTTTAGATACATCTGATAAACAAAACAACATAACATTAAATATAAACGAGGTAAGGGTAAAAGATGCAAAAACAAGAGGTTTTACCGAAACAAGAAGTAAAAATTTAGAAGAAGGACAAAATCCTTTTGATGCAAATTACAACGCAAACAAAACTGTAAGAGAATCTTTTGATGAAGCAACAAGAAAATTAAATAAAGAAGCAAAACGAACTGGTCCGAGATACCAAGGTTTTGCAATAGATGATAATATTAAAGCCCTTAAAAATTCTATTATATTCAATGCTAACCGGGCTGGAGTTAGCCCTATATATAGAGGAAAGATTACTGGTACAAATGGCTTTGTAACATTAACTGCCGATGAGATAACCTCACAAAGAGGTGATTATGGAAAAACTTTATATCAAGCAATTTTTGATAATAATGATGTAAATGAACTTAATACATTAATAACAACAAGAATACCAAACCAAGTAGACCAAAACACTGCATTCGTAGCCTTGGTAAAATTACTTGGTGGCACACAATATAAAATTAGCACAAAACCCCAAAATGTTAAATTTGGAATGCAAGGCAAACTTCCTAATGCACGAGAAAGAGCACTGCTTGAAAAAGCGTTAGGTAAAGATGTTTATAAGGCATTATCAAAACTTAGAAGTAAAAAGGAAAAGGCATTAGATGCTTTTTCTCAAATTTGGAATGTACCTAGAACAATGATGGCAACTGCAGAAGTGTCTGCATTGGCTAGGCAGGGTGGTTATTATATGTTTGCAAGACCATTGTCTTGGGCTAAGTCAATCCCACCTGCTTTAAAAGAAGCAAAGCGAGCAATGCTTATAAATAAATTTGACCCTTATGTTCAACGAATGGAATTGGAAAGATATGCTGAAGACCCAGACTTTGAATACGCAAGGCAAACCGGTCTTGAAATTACAGATAGTTTAAGCCCCTCTCTTGTAGACAGAGAAGAACAATTTATTCCTACATTTTTAGACAAATTGCCAGATTATTCAGTAATTGGTCCAATAATTAGAGCATCTGCAGCATTTCACTCAGGATTTTTAAATAACCTAAGATTCAATGTTTTTAAAAGCATGATGAAAAATATATCGCCAGACGGAACTGCAGAAACTTTTGTAAGAGAAGCACAAAAAATATCTCCACAAGAAGGTGATAGAGCATTAAAAACACTGGAAAGTTTAAATAGAATAATTAACGCAGCAACTGGCAGGGGACCAAAAGTTGTTGACGATGAAGTTGTTGCCATCTTGAATCAACTTTTCTTTTCTTACAGAATGCAGACAGCAAGAGCATATCTTCCTATAGCACCTTTTGTTGAATACCCACAAATGGTTTGGTCAGCAAGAAAGCAAGTAATTGCAGACCACGTTAGATTTTACGGAATGGTAACAACACTTGGTTTTTTGATTCCGTTTCTTTATGAAAAAGCAACAGGTGACAAAACTGCTACTTATGACTGGATAAAAGGTAAATTAAGAATTGCAAAAACAACCTACGATATAGCAGCAGGCAACAATAAATATAGTGGTATTGTTCTTAATAGTCTTGGTATGTTTTTAGACGAAAAAACTTTAAAACCTAGAGGCATTGGAACAGGTAAGCCATACGATGTTCAGTTTACAAAATTACTTATGGGTGGAATAAGAGGTGCTTTGCACCCTACTGCTGGAATGATATATGGTGGAATACAAGGAACAGATTTTCTTGGTAACGAATTAGATTATGAAATATATAACCCAGTTGAAACCTCAAAGTTTGGCAAGACAGCAAGGGATTACCTTACCCCACTTATTTATTCAGGCTTGATGGAATCAATAGAACTTTATGATAACCCAATAGCACCTGCAATAGGATTTGGTGCAGAATTTATAGGTGTAGGTAATAGTTCCTATGAAGACAAGCAAAGTGTAGCAAAAGAATTGTTTGGCAAAAGATATACCGAATTACTCCCATTCCAACAAAAAATTGTTACAGCAGCCTATTATGCTGACGACAATGTTAATAGAGATGTACCAAATACAACTTCAGCAGATTTAGATTATTTTAAACTCTTAAACGATATAACAGTAAATATGAGAAACGGTAATCTTTCACCAAAAGATGCTGTATACCAATACAAACAAGGAAGAAAAGATTTTGGAGTAATAAGAAGAGATAGAGGAAAAATAGAATATGGCTGGGATGACAGCGACAACGATGACGGCATGGATTACTATGGTGGCACTCCAGCAGAACTGCAAGCACTTAGTCAACATTGGTCTACGTTTGACCAAGATATATATTTACCTAGTGCAGATGGTGGGAAAAGCACTATTGTCGATTGGGATAAATACGATGAAATCAAAGATAGTTACAACTGGACAGAAGAGCAGGCAAGATATGTTGCTGCAAATTCTAATATAATGGACTTCCACATGCCCGAAGATTTACTTCTTGCTATAAAAAAACATGACCGTAATTTAGCAGAAAAAATAATAACTTCTTGGGAAGCAAGAGATTACTATATGGAACTTATTGAAAAAGAATCACCTATTAATTGGAAAGAGGAATTAGACTTTTCAATAGGTAGCATTATAGAAAAAAATAAAAAATAGTATACAATAATACAAATTAAATATATTAGGAGTTGTAATGGTAACAGATAAACAACCTGAGATTTCAACATCTCCTGAGCAAGAATCAGAAATTTCTGAACCTGCTGAAACTACTTCAGGCGTTGTAGATAATACTGACCCTGCTGTTAACGAACAATTACAGCAACAAGGATTAATACAAGATGGAGCAGAAGAAGCACAACAATCAGGAACTTCAGAATCAGACTCAGTCGGTGCAGGACCACCTCAAAGTGTTGAGCCAACAACGAGTGTTGAAAACTCTCGTTCTTACTCAGAAGATGAATGGCGTAAAGCCCAATCATCTTATGATAAACAAATAGCCCAGTTACAGAACCAACAGAATCAACTGCAACAACAATTGCAAATGAGTCAATCTGAAGCAACTATAGAGGCTAAAAGACGGGAAGTTCAACAGCAGTATGAAATGCAAGGATATGCTCCTGAGCAGGCACAATCGTTGTCTATCCAAGCAGCAAACCAAGAGAGGCAAATGCTTCAATTGCAGCAGGAAAAACAAAGATTAGAAACTGAACAGCAGCAGTATCAAACTAACGCAGAACATACTGCAAAGGTAGCAACTGCGAGGCAATTGCTTTTGGAAAAGGGTATTAACCCTAATCAGCAAGTAGGTAAAAAATCGGCTTATGACGTTTTGATGGCTACTACTGACCCAGATGCAATGGTATCAATGGCTGATAGTATTGCTGACTTAACAGTCCAGCAACAACGTGTATTAGATGCACAGCAAAGCAAGGTTCCAAGTACGGGTCCTTCGCAAGAACTAGAGTCAGGACAATCATCGCAGTCGGCACCATTAAATGAAAAAACTTTAATGGAACGCTACTTGGCAGGTGACAATGACCCGAAGGTCGTAGAGTATGCCCAAAAAGTGGCTTCCGGTGACATATAGGAGATAACTTTAAATGCCACAGACAGCAACTACTGGGAATTTAGAAAATGCCCAGAACATAATAATTACTGCTGCTAGGTACACTGAAGAGCACAATGCTCCTGCAATGGCTTTGATTGAGCAAATGAATTTGCCAAAAGGAGCAAAGCAGGTAACTGTGCCTAAAGTAGGTCAAATGACTGTGTCAGACTTAACTGATGGATTCGACATCGTAGATGAAGAAGAAATTGGAATGACTACAGTTGACCTTACTGCTTCAGAAGTAGGAGCAAAGGTAATCCTTACTGACAAATTAATCAGGCAATCTGCAAACAATATTTTTTCTATTGTTGGTAGACAACTTGGTGATGCAATGGCAAGAAAAAAGGACACTGACGTTCACGCATTATACTCAGGATTAAACGGTGGTACTACATTTGGTGCTACCACTAAATCTATGAGCCTTGCAAACGTAGCAGGTGCCATTGCAGCAGCAAAAGGTGCAAAATTTGGAAACCAAATTTACATTTTGCAGCACCCACACGCAGTGTTCGATATTGCTAACACAGCAGTAACAGCATCATCAACATACCCAGTCCCAGATGGCTGGTCTAAAGACTTATTAGGAAACTTCTTCAGTGGACTAAGACCTCTTAACGGAGTTCCAATCTTTGAAGATGGTAACCTTTCACTAAGTGCAGGTGATGATGCAATTGGTGTAATTGCAGACAAATCAGCCCTAGGTGTACTTAAATCAGTAGACACTAGAACTGAAAGACAAAGAGATGCCTCAATGAGAGCAACTGAAATCGTAATCACAGCAGACTATGGTGTGTTTGAGATTGATGACTCTAAAGGAGCACCTTTGACATTTGATGCAGCAACACCAGCAAGCAACGCATAATCAATAATTAGGAGATAAATGGATACAGTAGAACGTCAAAAGAAAAGAACTGAGTTAGTTGAAGCAGGCTACGCTTGGGACATGATTGATAATTGGCAAGCAAAAACCGACCTTTATTGGCACATAGATAAACTAAGTGCATCAGGTGAAATAGGTTTTAAAAAAGGCACAATGATTAAAAATGTACCGGGTAACCCTGATTATCTAACAAAGATGGCTTTAAAAGGGGCGTACTCTTATCCACCTAAAGATGACTGCGAATGCAGGCATTGCTTAAATGCAAAGACTAAGACTACAATAAAAAAAGAAGAGGCAGTGGATGTAAACATTGACCGAGTTCCTGCCTCTTCTTCAAAAAAACAAACATCGGTTGGTGACGGGGTGTATAAGAAACCCGTAAATAATAAGGAGATAGTTTAATGTCTTTTCCAAATACAATAGCCGGTAAATACGGCTGGGAAAAAGAAGAAACTTCCGACCAGAGACATCCTCTAGGTACAACTATGACGTTTAAAGACGGAAGAAGATTCAAATACGCACACAATGGAGGTTCTGCAATAACTGAAGGTTTAATAACAGCCTCAGAAGCACCTGCTGGAAACCATGACGAAGACTTGGTAGTAGCAAGTTCACCATCTGCTGGTGACACTACAATAAGTATAACTCTTGGTGGAACAGAAGCAGCAAAAAACCTTTACGCTGAAGGGTACTTGTTTTTTAACTTACCAATTTTAGCAACATCAGCAAACCCAAAAGAGTTTTACAAAATTAAATCGCATCCAGCGATAGATTCTTCAGGCACTGGTGTAATTACCATTGACGAAGAAGATGGTTTTAGAACTGCTATTACAGCAGGAACTGAAACTGCAGGTTTAATTAAGAGTCCTTACAAGGACATCGTAGTTGCACCTGCTGCAATTGCAGGAAGATTCGTTGGAGTTACAACAAGAAGTTTCACTGCAGACTACTATGGATGGATTCAGACAGCAGGTATTGCTGCTGTAGCAATTGATGGAACTCCAGCAGTTGGTACTTTAGTTGGTGCTAGTGGAACACACGCCGGACAATTTGTTGCAGTTGGAGCAGATACAACTCCAGCACTAGGAAGATTGCATGGTAAGGCTGGTGTGGACAACGAATACCACACTGTATTCCTACAAAACTTAGATTAATAACATTCTAACTTAATGATAAGGATGCTTTTCCTTTCTTTGGGCATCCTTATCACGCTAAATTATGGTAACGGAATACAACGGAAATATAGATGGGCTATGGACCCCAGAAGGTTCAGTTGTAACTCGTGTCGTAGACTTAGGTGGAGACACAGGTGCAAAGGCTTATCATTTTAAAGTTAAAGACCCACTAACAGGAAAGTTATTTGAACTTAGAGTATTAGGTGATGATACCCATTCTAAAGCAGAGATAGAAGACTTAGCAGGTAATGCTTATGAAAAATGGCTTTTAGAGCAAAGAGAAAAAGACCATAAGCGTAAACCTTCAGTAGAAGAAAGAAAAGAAATTGGTAAAATAATTAGAGAAATGAAACAATATTGGAAGAAGAGAGATGAATCTTCAACTGGTAAATTATATTTTTAAGGAATAAATATGGCAACAGCATTAGACCAAGTAGGTGGCGATTTAAATATACACTCAGCATCTATTCCAATTTATTTATCTGCAACATTGACTGCTGACGACACAGATAACCACGATTATATATTTAGTGGTAATGGAAAGTCAGTACAGACAATTCATGTTTATAATGGAGCAAACCAAACTTTAACTACGACATTATACGGAAGTCAAACTTCTGATGGTGCAGTAGGAAGTGCAGGAACAGTAAGCATAGGTTCATTTACTACTGCAGCAACAACTGGAGGATATGAGTGTTGTAGCGACCCATTCCCGTATTACATCATAAGATTAACTTATGGTTCTACACCGGATGGCAGTTCAACATATTTATATGTAAATACAGGGGTGGATTAGATGTTAGGAGTAAAGGCTGCCAGTCTTGGCAAGATGGGTTCGCACACATTAGATGGTGCGAGTCACACTGATATAGCAGGTTTAACTGAGGCTAAAGGTGATATTTTAGTTTATAACGGTTCTACATGGAATAAACTTGCAGTAGGAACTAACAACTATGTATTAATTGCAGATTCCTCAGAAGCAACAGGATTAAAGTGGGCTGCAGACGTAACTATAGCAGGAGACCTGACTGTTTCAGGTGACACTGTGACAGCAAACGTAGCCACTTATCAGGTTGAAGATACCAACATGACATTGAATAATGTCGGTTCCCCTAGTGATTCAAATGCTAATGGTGGTGGACTTACTATTAAAGGTACCTCTGATAAGACAATTACATTTACAAATTCAACTGGAGATTTTGATTTTTCAGAAAACGTAGATATAGCCAGTGGTAAAACATTTAAAGTAAACGGCACTACAGTTCTTTCTAACAACACTTTAGGTAGTGGTGTTACATCCTCATCACTTACAAGTCTTGGAACAATAGCCACAGGTGTTTGGAACGGTACTGCAATAGCGTTAGCCTATGGTGGTACAGGGCTTGTTGGTGCTACAGACGGTAAAATGGTTGTAGCAGACGGCTCTGGTGCTCCTGTTGTAGTTCAAATGATGACTGCTAACGATGGCACTCTTAAACACGAAGTAGGTGGTATTGAGGCAGATATATCAGGAATAGCCAAAGGTGGACTGGTTGTAGGAACTGGTACAGGTAGTATGGATGTAAAGGCAGTTGGAACTAATGACCACGTTCTTACTGCAGATAGTAGTCAAACAGGTGGTGTTAAATGGGCATCAGTACCAACTGCAGCAGTAACAGCAGTAAACAACGCAACTGCTAATGAAATTGTTACTATTGGTTCTACAATAACAGAACTAGATGCAGAGTCTACTCTTACTTATGATGGAGCAGGAGACCTTGAAATTAGTGCAGGTTCATCTGGTGACCCAAGAATTACATTTGATATTAATGGCACAGATGAATGGACTATCGGTGTAGATGATAACGATAGTGATATATTTAAAATTGATACTGGTGCAGCAGTAGGTGGAGCAACTAAATTTAGTATTGATTCTTCAGGTGATACAGTTATTGCAGGAGGGCTTACTACAGGTAGCACTGCAGCATTAACATCAGCAGGACAACTTAGTGTTGCAGCCCAACCAAACGTTACATCTTTAGGGACATTAACGGCATTGCAAGTAGATTATGCTAATTTAAACGCAAGTACCTTAAAAATTACAGATAGTAGTGATACAGGTGACTATGCTTCGCTTGAAGTAACAACTCATGGTGCAACTACATTAACTACAGTCGATGACGATGATGCAGCAGCACATTTTTCATTTGATATTGACGGTAATATGTCATTTGATGCACACACTGGAGTATTTAAATTTCTTGACGGTGCTTTTGGTGCTGAAATATTAAGACTTACTGAAAGTGGTTCTGGTGATGTTACTGTTAAGTTAGCCACAGATGGCAAAGACCTTATATTTACAGATAACGGAGATGCAGAAGGCTTTAGAATATTAGATGCTGCAGCAGGTGTAACTGTTGCAGGTAAGACTCAAACAGATACTATTGAACTAGGTCACGCATCAGATACAACAATAGCAAGAGCAAGTTCAGGTGCAATAACTGTTGAAGGCAGTGCTGTATTACTAGCAGGTGCTCAAACAGGTATAACTACTATATTAAATTCAAGCACTAAAGTAGGTAGAGATGCACACAATTTAATTGATTTTACTACTGATGACAACATTACATTTAGAGCAGGTGATGCAAATCAAATTGACTTGGTAGACGGAGTGTTGGCACCAGTAGCAGATAGTGACATTGACTTGGGTACTTCATCTGAATACTTTAAAGATGCTTATATAGACACTATTACAACTACTGGAACAATAACAACAGGAGATAGCGTACAAACTGCTACAGTTGATTTTACTGATGGTGATAACGCTATGACAATAGCAGATGGTGGTGGAGTAACATTCCCAGTAGCATCTACATTTACAGGTGGTTTCACTACTAATGATGATGTAAACCTTGCTGTTCAAAAAGTTATTAAAATTGGTGGTACAGCAGAAGCACACGACTTTGCAAATGACCATACAGGTACTGGTATTTCATTAACTATGGAGGCTGGAGAAAATTTAACACTTGGTTCTGCAGTTTATGTAGATAGCAATGGAAAAGCACAGCACCCAGACGTTGATGCTAGTGGCGTTACAGGTAAACCTGCAATAGGTATTGCGATGTCTGGTGCAAGTTCTGGTGCATCAGTAAATGTATTAGTCCTTGGAATGTTTAGGGATGTAAGTGCTTATGATTTTACACCGGGAGCAGCAGTATTTATGACAGGAACTGATGGTGCATTAACAACTACTGCTTCTGACACAGCAGCAGATGGAGATATAGTTCAAAGAATTGGTATAGCAATAACAGCAGATATGTTATTTGTAATGCCAAGTATAGATGAGATAGAACACGCTTAATATGGGTAACGAAGTAGAAAAATTAAATGGAATAGCACTATCAAGTATTGCTAAATTAAGTGGATTAACTGATGCCAACATGGAGCATGTTAACGGATTAGATTTCGTAGGTTTAGTGCAAGGTGATACATTTTCTA